ACGCAATCTGCTCCGCCGTCACGTTATGGAACTGCTTCGCCATCGCAATCAGCCCCGACGTCGGGTCAGTGGTCAGTTTTCCGAAAGCCTCTGCAACCTTGTCCACCTCCACACCGGATGCAGAAGCAAAACGCGCGACACTCTGGTTGATGGCATCAAACTGTTCACCACCACGCACACCGGCATTCACCATGGCTGCCAGTGACTCACTCGCCTGGTTAAACGTCAGCCCTGCGGCCTGTCCGGCTCTGGAGAGCGTCAGCATGCGATCGGCAGTCAGTCCGGACTGATTACCGGAAAGAACCAGGGTTTTATTAAACGCTGAAAGCGTGGAATCTCCCTGGTACCAGGCGTACACCAGCGCACCTGTCGCCACCGCCAGCGAGGTGACCCCGACCATCGGCAGGGTGATCGCACCGGCAAGCCCCCTGAACATGGGGATCATCCCGCCGAAGGAGTCCTTCACCTGACCGCCCTGTTGCAGCAGGATCAGCCAGGGATTCTGACCACCGGCAAGCTGCGTGGCGATATCCGTAAACTGTGCGGGCAGGGTTCGCATGGCCGCTTTATACTGCCCGACGGAAATCCCTGCTTTTTGTGCAGCCAGCGCCTGGTGGCTCAGCCCCTGCTCAACGACAGTTGCGGTTTTTCTGGCGTCAGTATCCAGACCTGAAAAATGACGCCTTACCCGGCTCATCTGCTCATCGAAACGGACCGCATCCAGACTCAGGTCAATAACAAGATCACCAACCGGCTGGGACATATCTCACACCTCCCGGAATCCCCGCTGAAGCCATCATTAATGCGGCATCATCCACCATGACATCCGCCACATCCGCAGACGATAAAATATCGCCCCCTCCGTCCCCACCGAACCGGACGCCTCCGGCAAGTCCTGCCGCTTTCTGCATCAGCATTTTGTCCTCATCCGGCCTCTCCACCTGCTCTTCCTCATGCCGGGGGACAAGCAGACTGAAATCAGAGGGATGCATATCCGGATCGCAAAAAAACAGGCTGAGTACAGCGTACGTCAGCCCGGAAAAATGCATATCCAGCTGGGTATCCTGAAAATAATGCGTGCGGTAAAAACGGTGCCAGTCGGCATATTCGGTGGATGTCATCCCGGCAAGCATGGCGCGCCAGTCGGGTCTCCCCATCTCACGCGCCAGTCTGAGGGCAAAGTTCAGCTCACCGTCGAAGACTTTCCCGCAGAAAAATCATCATCAGTCAGCGTGTTATTTTTCGCCACTTCAGTAATATCAGTATCCGGACGAACAGCTTCGATCATCCCGGACAGACGCAACACCACGTCTTCCGCCCGGGCAATGGCATCAGCAGGCCAGGTGGTGAGCACTTCCTGCTCTATCTTCATCACGGCCTCATTCATTGACGGTGACTGCGTTTTCTGTGGATGGTTATGCCACAGGGACATCGCCACCAGAAACGCGCCGGTTCTGACAAGATCTTCCACACTCACCTGCAGGTTGCCGCTGGCTTCAGCCTCTTCTGCCCGCCGTTTCAGGAGGGCAAGATGCTCAATACGCTGCAGCGCAGACAGCTCAGAAAGCGTGACGGATACACCGTTATATTCAAATTGTTCTGTTTTCAGGAACATCGCTTATCTCTCAGCTCTTTAGCTACCCGGCACATTATTAACGGTAATTTCAGCCACCGCAGCAAACTGACCATTACCGGAAATCACAGGGATGCTGACTTTTCCATCCTTAACCCCCGTCACAGTAATCGTCATATCTTTCACGCTAATGGTGGCTTTTGATGGATCGGCGGAAATCGCCCTGAATGTCTTATCCGTTGCATTTTCCGGTTCCACAGTAACGGTCAGGGTGGTTGTTTTCCCTTTTGCCACCGTACCGGATGTCGGCGTCACCTTAATCGCACTGACCGGCGTAATTTTGCTGCGTTCTTCCGCTACAGAAGGTTTACCCACGTTAGTGACTTTCACCGTGCGGGTGATCACTTCTTTCGCCGTCACGGCCTTACCGATACTGCTGACCCAGCCACGAAACACATCCACCGTGCCATTCGGAAAACGGATTTTATAGGCCCGGACATCGCCGCTTTCAAACCAGCCTATAAGCCCTTTCTGACCTTCCTCTCCCGGTTTCCAGGCCAGCGTAAAACTGGTATCACCTGCAGATTTCTGCCCCTGCCCGGTCGCGGTCCAGTCTGCGTCTTCATCATCCAGGTAGTTATCATCGTAGGATTCTGCCGTCATCTCGCCCGGCGTCAGATCCTTCACCTTAGCCAGTCGCTGCCAGTCAGCGTCTGACAACGGGTTTGCATAAGCATCACCCTTGCCGTTGTAAACCCACAGAGTGGTACCGGCACCTTTTACCGGCTCCAGGGGATTTGGTGTTGCCATATCGTCCTCACATCTCGTATGTAATGGAATAAGTCAGATCCGCAGAGCTCCATAACGCCATATCGTCATCACGACGATACTCATAGCCCTGCGTAACCATCGTGGTAATCAGTCCTGCCAGTGCCGGGATCGCAGTCATCGCCGGATAAATCCGGCTTTCCATCCACTGATCAAGCTCTGAATCCGGTACCTGTGCCGGTAAAAACACCTCAATATGCAGTGTGGCCCGCCAGGTATCTGCATCCAGCTCTTCACCGGTATACTCTGCATCCGTCAGATAAACCGCGATCGCAGGAAAATCCTCTTCGTCAAAAACAACGGGGCGACCATCAAACAGCGTCGCCCCGTGTTCATGCTGCTCGAGTGCATCCAGCACTGCAGCACGGATATCAGTGTGTTTCATCGTTTTATCGCAATCCTCAGTTGTTGTTTCAGCGCGGATGCCAGTTCTCCGGGCAGGCGTTCACGCCGGATACGGTCAACATTCTCATCAAACGCCTGTTTCAGTGGGGCCGCCATCGGGATTTTCACCACATCAATAGGGTAACGGTTTTTCCCGGCCACACGCTGCATGACATGCCAGCGACCGTTTTTTAATCGCTGAATGAATGCCCGCTGATACCGATGCTGACCGGCTTTAAGTATGCTGTTCGGACGACGGCCCAGCATCCTGATCCCCAGCTTAATCACTGGAAGATCACCGCGGTTAACGATAATTTTTGCGTTCGGATTTCTGACCGTCGCCCGTTTCAGTCTGGACCGTTCCTTAACCAGTTTCCGGCGTACCTTTGTCTCCCGGGCAACCTGTGATGAAGACTGATTAATCGCCGTTGTGGCCACGCGGTTAATCGTCATTGCTGAAGCCGCCGGAATGGCGTTTTTACGAACCCGGCTCAGATTATCAATCGCCTGATCAAGCCCTTTTATCGCCATAATTTCCCCCTGCGTTTATCGTCGCCGGTTAACAGCGGGTGGTTGCCCACGGTTGAGCCAGAGATAACAGCTTCCCCCGTCATCCGGAGAAACACGATCCACCCAGAACATCTCGCCGTTAATGGTCAGCGTGTCACCACGCCGCACGGCACGCACCGTATCCGTCCGCACAAATAATGACGGGCTGCTTCCTTCAATACGGACCCCGCCACCGGCAAAACCCAGCGACTCCGGATCGTCAAAAACCCCCTGAACTTCGCCGCCACGTTGTGCTCCGGAGGTGAACTGCGCACGGATCCCCATCACTTCAACAATCGTACTGTCCACCCCGGCAAGGGCGGCATCAAAGGCATTCTGAAAATCACGCATAAACAGCCATTCCACCATCAACGTGTGTTTTTGCATCTGAGGACATAATCAGAATCACCCGACCAACATCCGCAAGCTCAACGGATTCCCCCGTTTCACCATCAACGCCACAGAGATGGAGGCAGGTCAGAACTCTGATGCGCGTTAACGCGCCGGATGTTTCCTCACGAACATCATGAGCCGCGGTTTCCCGCTCCCGGATATCCATATTCATAACCTGTACATCATCGCCGGATGACTGCATTTCCTCTTCCCATTCTGCCACCCGCTGCGCTATCTCTGCGGCACTCCCGGATATATCCGGCTCACGCCCCAGAATCAGGGCCAGTTCATCAAGCCGTTTCAGATTTTGCTCTTTCGTTGCCATATCAGCCCCCTGTGAAAAAAGACACGGGGGCATTTCGCCCCCGCTCACGGATTATTTCACCTGTACCACCACAAACTCATCCGGGTCCGGCAACACCATCAGCGGCGCGGACTGCGTCATGGTAAATTCACGGGCGGGATCCCCTACCGTCAGCCAGTGTTTCGGATAACGGGAAGAGGCCACCACACCTTCGGACAACGCCTGAGCATCCTGAATGGCACCGTAACAACGGATCCCATCTGCAGCAGTATTCCCCAGAACCAGCATGCCATCTGGAAGATAACGTTTTTCGATACCGTCTTCTGCTATATAAGACGTTTTCGCCACCACAATGGCCAGATCGCCGTAATACCCCTTGAAGGACACCACTGCGCCCAGATCTTTCACTGCCGTTTCGAGTTGAGAATTTGAACCGCGACGGGTATCCAGTTTTTCGCGGAACAGCTTAAAACCATTCAGAAGACGCCAGCCGGTACCGTCCATAATGGCAATATTCACAAGACCGCTGGCCTGGTCGCAGTAGAGGTCAATATCATGTGTAGGATCGAACGTGTCACGATCCTGTTTTGACCACTCCTTACCACTACCCTGAGTGATGTTATTCTTCGTCGACCTGCCAAAATCGACCTCAATTTTCTCGAACTGGTCTCCTTCCATGGTGTATTTGCCATACAACACAGCATTTACCGCCTGCATTTCTTCCACCTGGACAATGGCGTGCTCTTCCTGTTTGAGGTTATCGGTAATGATACGCAGACGGCGGTAAGCCGGATCATTCAGTTGAGATGGATCTTCACCAGGAAGGCGCTCAACCGCCTGCTGGTAATTAAATTCGTGTTTCGGCTTGACGTAGCCCGGACGCAACACGCGGGTTTCACCACCACGATGGCGCAGCACTTTTCCTTCAACGATCGGGGAGACATAGGCCGCCACCGGCGTTTTTCCGGTAATTTTGTCCAGCATCACCTCTTCGGTGTGGAAATTCACCGTACGGCGGAAAAACAGCTCCAGAAATAGCGCACGGAATTTAACTTTTTGTTCGGTATAACCGAGTAACTGGCGGGTCGTAAACAATCCCATAAATCAGTTCCTTTCATTCAGAAATCAGTCAGGCCACCATGGTGGCCTGATAACGTGTTACGGCAGAGCCGCGTGACTCAGGGCTGTGCCGGCAAAGGCATTTGCCTTTTTGTGTTCATCCACACTTTCAGGCCAGTGGATTGCCTCCGTCGCAAAGGTTCCCGACTTGTAATACGTCAGCGCTGTCTCTGTGCCTTCAAGCGGCAGTACCAGTATGCCAACCGCACTACCGGCTTTCTGTCCATCCCAGACCACCAGTTTCCCGGTGGCTTCATCCAGCATCAGGGGCGTCAGAGCCGGTGTTGCGGAAGAAATCCCGCTGCTGCCTGTGGCGGTATGAGCCGGATCATTACCGGCAAAAATACGTACTTCCGCACGCTGTTCAGTGATGGTTTTCGTCACCATTTTGTTAAAACCTCATATTGATGGTCAGCACTGACTTCATGGCATGGCCATGAGCATTTTCACGTCCGCATCACCGTCTGCTGACGTCTGTGACACGCCACCCCGCACCGCTGCCGGTGAATGATTCGCCATGAAATGTTCAAACAGGGCGGTTGTGGATGCAGAGACCGGTTCGGCCTTACCTGATCCCGCAGCCAGCACAGCCCGGGCGTTCTCCACGGTCATTCCCGGGCAGGCCGCCAGTTTTTCAGCCTGCGCTTCTGCCCCTTTTGCCTCATCCAGGGCCATGATCTGATCACGAAGTGAGGGCCCGGCATCCGCCAGTGGTGCAGCCGCCAGTTGTTCACGACCGTTCGCTTCTTCACACGCCATAATGCGATCGGCTTCACTCTGCGCGGATGCCACCGGCTGCTGCGGTGCCGCCGCGGCCAGAATCGCCCGGGCCTGTTCAACGCTCATGCCCTGTTGCCCTGCCAGCATCGTGGCAAGCTGTTCACGTCCTTTCGCTTCCTGGCATGTCAGGATCCCCATCACTCGCTGGTTCTCCTGCACGGCGGCTTCCGTTGCAGTTAATTGCGGCATAGTGCCTCCTCTGACATTACTGTTCAGCGCCGTGGCCATCACACTGATGGCATCCGACGCATTGATTAATTCATCCGCCAGCCCGGCCTCAATGCCGGACTGACCTTCAAAAACGGCGGCCTCTGTTCCCGTGACCGCATCCACAGACAACCCGGTATACATCGCCACTTTTTCGGCAAACATCCGGTGCGCCGCATCAATCCGCTGCTGCATGTCCTGGCGAACCTCTGCCGGCAACGCTTCAAACTGATTGCCATCCACCTTGTGCGCCCCGGCATAAATCAGCGTGATATCCACACCGGCCTGCGCCAGATGACCGGCATAGCTGACATGGCTCATCATCACGCCAATGGAGCCGATACGGGATGTCTGGGTAACCAGCCGTCGGGAGCAGGCCGACGCCAGCAGCATGGCTGCAGAACAGGCAGTGTCATTGCACAGTGCCCAGACCGGCTTCTGCTGACGGAGGCGGTAAATCATGTCAGCGCAGTCAAACGCGCCGGCGGCCTGCCCGCCCGGACTGTCAATGTCCAGCAGTACGCCCCGCACCTGGCTATCCGCCATTGCCTGCTGAAGACAGGCGACAATGCCGTCATAGCCTGTCATTCCGGAAAATGGCCGCATACCGCCCAGCCGGTGCACCAGCGTGCCGGTCACCGGCAGTACAGCAATACCGTTCACCACCCGGTAAACACGGGCCGGTCGTTTACCTCCGGCCATGTACTCGTCCGTTTCAGCCAGCATTCCGGGAGCATCAAGCTGTACCTGTTGTTGTGGTACCGAAAGACTTGCTGCCCCTATCTCGCGCCCGAGCGCGCAAAAGAAAACCCGCGCATAGGCGGGCTCCAGAAGCAGCGGTTCATTGAATGCTGCGGCAATAATGTGTGAAAGATTACGTCTCACGTGGTGTTGTCTCCTCTTCCGGCCTGCGACTCTCCGCTATCTGCTGCTGATACGCCTGCGCTATCCACACCGGACGTGAGAGTCCGGCTTTTTCCCGCTCTGCAGATTCCCTGACCTGCTGGCGGAAAATGTCCTGATAATCCTCGCCCATCAGCGCCAGCTCTTTCTCATACGTGCTCAGTCCGGCCTCAATGCGCATCACTGATTCCTGAACCTCCTTGAGCCCGTCAATGGCCATTCTTCCGGCTCCAATCCACTCAGCCCGTGACCAGGCTGATCGCGCCTGATAAAAATCAAAACGTGCCCGTGGCGGACGAATAATCCCCCGAAGAAGTGCCTCTTCCAGCCAGCAGGAAAACATCTGCGTGGCCAGCCGGGACGCAATAAATTTTCGCCGCCCCATAAAATAGCGCCACGACTCATTGGCGGATGCGCGGGCACTTGAATAACTGACCTTCGAGTAATCACGGGACAACTGTTCGTAGGAAACGCCAAGACCGGCGGCGATATACCGCAGCAGCGCCTGTTCAAGCGCCGAAAATCCATTGTCTGAATCCTGCGCGGTCTGAAGTTTCAGATCATCACCGGGGAAAAGGTGCGGAATTTTGACACCGCCCAGCGTCACGCTATTCGTGTCATACCAGGTGGAGAACTTATCCAGAATATTAATAAGCGGATTATCCTTCTGCCCCTGCGGCGCACCGGCGATATATTCAAAGGCCTTTTCGGTATCAAGGTCACTTTCAATCGTCGCTGCATACATCGCCTTCACTATGGCCGACTGAAGCTGTGTTGCCTGCAGGGAATCGAGCATCTTCAGCCGTTCCATAACGCTGTAAAACTGATTAGCCCCACGGGTCTGCCCGTCCTCCACCGGCTCGAAAATATGCAGCATGGCCGGACGCCCGGTGGGAAGTTCACGCGGGATCCGTTCCCATCGTCCACTCCCGGAGAACGGAAAATCATCCTCACAGATATGGTACGCAACGGCACGACCATATCGATCGACCTCCACCCCGGCCCGCAGAAAACGGTTCCCGATACCATGTCCTGGCGTGTCCACCCGTTTCGGACTCACGGCTTTAAAACGCGTACGAAACAGTTGCGTGCTCTCCGGATCCCAGACCGGCTGCACAAAGATTTCGCCGTTAAACGCATGAACGCCCACACCTTCACGAATAAATTCTGTAAACGTGCGTTTCCCTTCCACGTCGATCTCGCCAAACACCCCTTCTGCGTATTCTGACCAGGCCGCCTCCACCTCATCGACAAAACTTTTTGTCGCGGTCTCCCGCATCCCCAACCAGCGCCAGTTCGGGCGGTAGCTGATAAGAAACATATGCCCGACAATGTGATCCTTATGCAGGGCCACCGCATTGGCCGCTATCCCGTTATTGCGCACCAGATCATCTGCCCGGGCATTCCCCAGACGCAACGCGGGCAGCAGGGCCGCATCGGCACTCTGCGCCGGTGGCAACCACTCCGCCATTTGCCCGCCAAATCCTGCGCCGCCCCCGTTGTAGCTGAGGCTCTCCCGAAGCGGAACGCCGTTCACATCAATCAGGACAGGCGTTCGTTTCATAACCTCACTCCCAGCGGACGACGGCGACGGCGGGTTGTCCCCAGTACCAACTCAGCATCATTGATCGCACGGTTAAGCTCATCCAGAGAGGCCGCCGTATATTCAATTCTTCGTCCATCTTTCTGGACAGACACCACCCGTTTACCGGTTAATAAATCAAGGCGCGCCTGACGCAGCGCCTGCAGTTCAGCGACTGTAACCATTCACTCCTCCGGACAGCTTCGCTGCCAGTTCTTTAAGGGTTGGCCGGGTCGTCTCTTCTTCCCGGGATTTTGCCAGTACAGCCAGATCAAGCTGCCAGCGTTGCACGGACACACGTAATGCCGCGTAGGCATACACCAGGCAGTCCAGCGCTTCGTTACGCCGCTTTTTGTTATCCCACAGCAGACGCATCTTTCCTTTTTCCCACTTCTCCACAAGCTCTTCCGCGACCAGTTGCTGCGCCTCTGTCTGCGAAAAAATCTCCGGATCATCAGGAAAACGGATGGCATACGACGTGGCTTCATCCGCAGGCGTGGGCTCGGCTTTCATACGGGCATAGAGAATTTCTTTTGCGGTGTCCGTCCCCACTTCACACAGATAAACGCCCCGCTGATTGCGGGTTTTCGGCATGGTGATCACCGGCTTGCCATAGACAGACGCGCCTTTTACCGGCAGCACACGGAAAACACCGTGTTTTTTTGACCTCTGGTAGACGATTTCACCATCGATCCCCCCGGTGTCCCAGCAGACACGGGAAATGGTCATTTCGGTGCCATCCGCATGGCGGTATTTTTTGTTGATCGCCGCATCCACACGTAACAGCGTCTCTTCCTCATCAGGACGCCCCATAATGATGATTTTATCCACCAGAAAAGCTTCCTCTCCCGGTGCCCATCCCCAGACATACATCTCAAAACGGTTTCGCTGCGAGTCAATGCCCGCCGTCAGATAAACCACCCGGGCAGGCACCGCCGCCGTGTAACGCACAACCTTATCCATCAGCACCTGGTGATCGAGTTTTTCGCCCACGGCCTCTTCCCAGGTCTCGCCCAGCGTGGTGTTCACAAAGGTTTTCAGGCCGTTGGGATCTTTCAGTGCATCCAGCCAGTCATAGACTATCTGTACCCAGGTGGTGAACGGACTGTACGCTGTCCAGATATGGAACGTGATGGAGCGCGGCGGCGGAATTTCATTATCCGCGGCGCTGAAAAACGTCAGACCGTCACGGGTCCACATCCCCGTGTTTTCACAGATCCACCGCCCGTTGCTCTGGTCAAGCTCAGACTGATGGATCACGCAGCCATGATGTTCACAGAGGTAGAAAACGCTTTCGGGGCTGTCCTTCTCCCATTTAAGGCCAAAAGGCGTGGATTCATCGCCAAATTTCAGATACTGCTCCTCCCCACAGTGTGGGCAGGGCACATAAAAACGCATGAAATGCGCCGACTCGTTGGCCGCTTTTTCGATCTGGCAGGTGCCTTTGATTTTAGGCGTCGAGCCGCGAATGGATTTGGGCCATACAGAGCCCTCAATACGTTTATCCCCAAGCAGGGTTGGCGAACCCTCTTTTTCGACATCCGGTTCGAACGAGGAAAGTTCGTCATAGCAGACCACGTCCACGGATTTTTCACGGTAGTTTTTGGCGGCAGCGCCGCCCAGGCACCAGAAACCCACACCCGATGAAAAGCGTTTCAGCGTGAGGGTATTGTCACGATGTTTACGCCCCAGCCATGGAAAAAGGTCTTTCAGACATGGCACATCCCGAATCGTCGCCTCCACGTGAGACTTCATAAAATCTTCAGCGGCAGAATCCGTGGGCTGAAAAAGCAGACTGTTTCGGGATTTATGCTCAATAAAATACCCGACCACCCCCAGCAACATCTTTGTATAGCCAACACGGGCAGATTTAATCAGATTAACAGTCCGGATCTGATCATTCCCCATGCTGTTCATGATGGCGATCTGGAACGGCAGCGTTTTCCATTCTCCCTCACCATATGAAGATTCTTTAGGCAGATAATAATTTTGATCAGCCCATTCAACTGGCGTCACCGGCAATGCCCTTATCAGGGGCTGTAATGCTGTTGTGACAGCACTCATCATATTATTCAGTTGTTGCTCTGATATATTCATCGAGTAAATCCGGTAATTTATCCCCCGCCCGCGCACACTGATTTGCCCCCTTCGCAATAAGGGTTTTCAGATGGTCAAGATGGCGCGGTGTTAAATCAGGAAACTGTCGCTGCATGGATAAAGGGATGGAATCAAGCGTACTGGATAACGCCATTGCCAGCTTGCTGAGGGCAAAAATACAGAACCCGGTATCAATAAGTTTTCCTTTTGACACCTCATTTTTTAACTGCTGTGTAACAGCCTGTTCTGCTGTCAGTTCCCATCTGGCAATAAGCAATTTCTCCTCATAGTCGTCTTCGCTATCGCCATCAGGCACATCGTTTTTACTTCTTCTCAGATACGATATGTAAAAATCGCGCCAGGCATCCAGATCCAGTTGCCCTCGCTTATTCGATATCGGGGCACCCGGCAATTTCTGCAATCTGCGAAGCTGGCGATCGGTCAGACTTAAATGCCTGGCAACTTCAGTCTGCGTAGCCACTCCTCACCTCGCAAAAACTCTCACTTCACAATCACAACAAAACCGGTCATGTCCGGCTTACATGTCTATTTTTTGTGCATGTCCGGTTCACAGAAGACCTCTTTTTTTATTTTTCATATAGTTAACTTGAAGAGAAACCGGACATGGTTCCCGGAAAATTTTCATAAATAGCGAAAACCCGCGAGGTCGCCGCCCCGTAACCTGTTGGATCGACGGAAAGGACCCGAAAACGAGAATAATTATCACTTACAGCAAGAATCGAATCTGATCTATTATGGTGCTTGCTATTATGTGCCGGCACAAGTGCGTCGTTTACCGTCATTTCACACAGAGGCATCATCAAATGAAAATCAGAAATATTCTCGCTATCTCCCTTGCAACATCATCCTTCAGTTGCCTGGCATTTAAATCCTCGCCCAATGTGCTACCAGGACCAACGAATCAACTAACTGCGGTAGAAAGTAAAATTATCGGACATTTTTATGCCCCACACAGTGCATTACCCGGAACAACCATCACAGGGACATGTGACGCCTCCCCCGTCCCGGGATGCACCTGTCCGTTTTGTACTATGCTGCGTAGCCAAAACCGATAACATCCGCATTTACCTGGTATTACATGATGAGTTCACGCAGCGACTGATAGAGGAAGGAAAGATGGTTAGTAAAAGCAAGGCGCATTGCCGCCGCATGCTGCAGGCATTGCAACAGACGAGAGCAGGTATTTTTGACCAGTTGGAAAACTGCCAGCATACTTTGCCCGAGTATATCGCCATCTCATCGGAAACCAGTGCAACTCTTATTCATCGGGTTCCACCAGAGAAAAAGAAGAAATGAACAGTGAGGCGTTGTGTGGCATACAACGCCTTCTTCCATCATTCCTCGTCAGCCATGACAAAAATATAACCGCTGGCTCTTTCATTTTTCTCCTGCGTCCAGCCCCTCTCTACCTGGAAGCATCAAGGACGTGACGGCGTAAAGATAAATTGTCTCTTCACTCCCTGACAGGGGCGATTCTTTTCAAATCGCCATTTCGCCATGGCCTTCACCACTTCATCACGAAACAAATTATGAGGCTCTGAGCGGAGAAAAACGATCCGTGTCACAGTCCCATCAGCACCAATATCGAACTTAACCTCAACCAGCCCCTTGATATAATTTGCTGCAGCATATTCCGGATATCGTGGATACACCGTCACTAATTGCCGGGGCTCATCAGCTTTTTGCTGCGAGCATCCCACTGCCAGGACAGATAACAGAAAAAGTAGTAAAAGGCGTCTTTTCATTTTTATTCCTACGGGTCTTATTCTGACAATATATCCTGTGTTCCAGACTGCCACATCACCACATCCTGTGCCATTATCTGACTCACATTACATACATCGCATCGGGATACAGTAGTAGCACTTTCTGTAATACAGCTTCCTGTTTCTTCCACCATCGCACCGGGATAAACCCGCGAATCATTAACGCGGTAAAAACCCGGTGTGCATCGTTTTTAATTATCCCCGCACACTCGCGCAGAGGAGTCTCCCTGTCGGGCTGCGGTCTCTGTTAATGAGGGAATATAGCGACGATACGGCGCATCAACAAAACTTATTTCAGGCACTGAGTGCGGATATAGTCCTGTGCCCCTTCCAGTTGCTTGTGCATCGTCATCAGCCGCTCTCTGAGGGTGAAATAATCCCGTGTAACGGTGTCTGCCAGTTGGGGGCCGGTTGCATTATCCACGCCGGAGGTGGTGGGGGCTTCACGCACGGAGCCTGGACAGGTGGCGTTGATCCGCAGGCGCTTACGACCAGCGGCAACGTCAGCGCGAAGAGTTTCATTTTCAGCTCTCGCATCGGCTAATTCCCTCGAGTATTTTGCATCGAGCGCAGCAACATCGCGCTGGCGCACCTGCATATCAGTAATGGTTGCGTTCGCCAGCTTCAGTTCACTGGCTTTGTTATCGCGCTGCGCTTTGTAGGTAATCGCGTTATCACGGTAATGGTCTGTTGCCATCCACAGCGCACCACAGGCCACCAGCAGAATAACGATAAACGCGGAAAGCATTCGGTTTATGTTCACCCCAGCAACCCCGACGAAGACAACATCATCCAGGCCATGGAAAGAAAAAGAGCAACCAGCATTAGTGAAAATGAAATGCCGACAATTACACAGAGGATCTTCGCCAGCGTTATGAGTTTGTCTGACATGCTTAATCCTCCCTTCACGATTTCAACGCAATGACCAGTTTTGCCAGCCCATACAGCATCGGGGACACAGCAACACCGACCGCCACCCACTTAATGGCAAAAGCCAGTGCTCTGCTGATGTCATCAGTTACAGGCGCTTTCAGTTCAAGGCCATTTTTCATAGTCAACCTCAACAGAATTCGTTTACACTTCGCCATGTTCTCCCTTGCCTTACTCAAGGTCAGAAACACAAAACCTCGCTTGGTGCCAACAAACGGGGTTTTTACTTTTATTCACTTACGTTTCGCCAGTTCGCAGGATTTCGTGTTATCCGCCCGCGTGGCCATTCCTCATTTTTCAGCAAAATATTCTGCTTATCTGTCGATACCCCAGCACGCCAGCGCGCTCTCCTGGTCACGACGGGATACCTGACCGTAACAGTTGTTTGAACGAATACGGCAGTCTCTGCCACCGTCCTTAATCCACCAGCGAATCGCTTCGCAGGCACCTTTTCGATCACCAGCATTAATTCGTCTGTAAAACGTCGACGGGAAACACTTACCGGGACCAATGTTGTACGGACAGAATGACGCGATCCCCGCTTTCTGGGGTTCGGTCAGCGGCACTCTGATGTTTTTCTCCACCCACGCCAGCGCTTTATCACGCTCAATGGCGTTAACCTGGTCGCATTTTTCCTTCGACAACTTCATGCCCGGAACGACAGGTTTGCCATCCACCATGATGGCACCACGGCAGATGGTCCAGATACCTGCACCATCACGGTATGCCGTGGTGTGGTTGCCTTCCTTTTCATCCAGAAACTGGTCGAGAATGTCAGGCGCAGGCGCACCAGCGGCAATCAGCGCCAGAACGGCAGCCGACAGGCCGTATTTGATTTTGGTGTTCATGGATATATTAAATATTCAGCCGCTGTCCCTGGCCCACTAAATACGCACTTTAAGATAAGTCAGCCCCGGATGAAGCCAGTAAGCCGGCCCTTTTTTAAAGGGTGGAGTATTAAAATCACGAAGAAGAGCCTCCCGCACAATTGCATCCTTATCAGCACCACTGGCCAGCGCTTCAATCTCAGCGGCTACCTGAAGATATCCCATGCAACGGCCAACGCGCTTCATCAGCCCCTGCTTTTTATTGTTCTTCAGGTAATCAATGGCAAATTCAATGAGCTCCTCACTGTGCTGGTGCGATGGAGGTGTTACTTTCCCATTTTCTGAGATGGTTATTTTCCCAGCATCACCGGATACAACAAAGGATGGCCGGTTACACTCCCATTCCGGGTCACTGAAATTATCATTATGAATACTGAAACACTCTGCGAGATTTCTGCTCATCACTTTCCGACAATAATCGTCAAACGCAGCAAACTGCTTTTCATCGCCAGAAGGCACCAATATCGACCATTTCTTATTCAGCTCAACGACGTAGCTCTCCAGTTTTTCAATACGTGATTCAACATCATCTTTTTCTGACCGCAGTGTTGACGGCGGCATCTTCAGAGAACAAGTAATTCTTCCCGGTAGCTTTCCTTTGTAGGTTATCAACACATCCTGCGCCTCTAAAATTACGGGGCGCTTTTCCGGCAACGGTTCGTTCCATTCACATAACCCGGCAGCAACATCCATGAAAAACTGCTTCGCCTGCTTTTTCGCCTCAGCTTCGTAAAACTCCAGCGTGGCACCTTCAGTACGGTCAAGACTAATCGCCACATCTGGCAACAACAGCGACGCTTGCCCGTCACCTTCCGACTTCACAGTAACAGTAACCTTATCCCCGTAATTATTTATCCCCTTAACAACCAGTTCATATTTTTTATTCATCACTTTACTCTCCCCGCGCCGCCTTACGCCGGTCCTCTTTGATTTTGAAATACAGGTTAGTCAGATATGTCAGCAGCCCAAACAGCAGACTCCCCAGCACGCCTATTGCCGCCCACTGAGACGGGGAAACCCTGTCCAGCAACTGCAGGAACCAGTAGCCCGTTCCCACCGCTGACGTGGTGTATGACACACCTGTTGTGATTTTTTCCATCTGGTACATACCCCGTCTCCCGTTATCCGGAAGCTGACAACAATAAAAAAGCCACCAGTTAAGTACTGATGGCTCTGATAACTCATGCAGGCGTCTCAGACGACCCACTGACACTACCGGTGAGTTTAACGATACCTTCCATTTGACTGGCTCACTTTTTATGATGATGCCGGTGCATTTATCTCCAGCACCAGACTTTCTATCTCAACGCCATACGTTGCATTTTTGGTAATATCCGTCAGCGTCAGTGCATTTAGTCCCACTGCCAGACCGTCTTTTATGGCCTGGAATGCCGGGCCAGTACGATGACGTAGTATCACTCCGGCTCAGTTGCACCACTGACCACCACATCACCTTCTGCTGCAATCGCCTGCATCAGGGTATAAGGGGTTATGGCCACCGGACTACCAAACGGCTGCCAGCCCTCTTTCAGTTTATGTGTCAGCTTTTCCGCAAGATCTGACGGCGACGCCGCCCTGACAACATCATAGTGTTTAAATGCCATGGTTCTTTCCACCATCTGAAAAATGATTCTTTAAAATACCTGACATGTAATACAGAAAAAACACAAAACCATACCTTAAATAAAAACCTCATCATCAAGCAGATATGCATGGATAAACTACAAGACGAGATATAAACCACCCTGCATTTAAATAAACAATAAACAACATCAGAAAAATAATTCTGCTCTATGGTTTACAATCAAAAATATCATTTATACTTTTCAGAACATCACCAGCAAGGCATAAACAAGGAAACTAAATGAAGTGGATTGTGATTGATACAGTTATCCAGCCATCATGCGGAATATCTTTTTCAGTCATATGGAGTAAAATAAAATTAATAATCTGGTATCAATCGGATGCTTTCTTACCTCCTGAAAGTATATTTACACTGACTCACACAGGTATCATGCTCAATAACAAAGTGCTACCTGTAACCATTTACAACGTAGTACCATTCAATAAAACATTCTGGAATTTAATCAAAAACAGCCAGGAATGCCCTACAAATACAGATAACGTATTGAATGAATGCTTTAATAACCGTTGCACTCTGCAAATATGTCCTTATGGGCTAAAACAACAAAGTCCATAAGGAGTTTACTCACATCTGACAAAATCAATATAAACAGCCCCTCCGGAGAGGGGCTGGAGAGTGGCGCTATGTGCCATTGCATGGTGCCGGGTGCCTCCCGGTGAATTCAGTACCAGCACCTGAATCCGCGATTATCCCATATACCTACTCGCTGATTGCCCCTCCGCACAGGGGGATTCACCATGCCAGTTTCTTTTAACAAACTCCCCGCAAACCAGACAACAGTCAACCGCCTGAATTGTGAAGTATTTAAAAATTTCTCCCGCTAACTGATACCCGGCTAACAGTCTGGCGTTTTCTTTTTCAGCAACGGGAAAGCAACAACCACCACACCCACCAGCCGCCCATTTACCACAAATAAAAAAGCCTTCAGGACTGAAGGTGTCTGTAACAACCAAACTGATAGTCTGCCAGACCCGCCATAACAAGCTGGGTCAGTATTAACTGGCAGCGTTCGCGTGAAAGGTAAGTATTCTGTGCAATCTCCCTGACTGTCGCCGGGTCGGTAACGCTTAATTCATTAAACACCACTCTGGCGGCTTCTGTCATATCCTGCTGTTTTAGCATGTCTTTTTCCCTTTTCCGGTTAACGTGACATACCAATAACTCTTGTCGAAAAAGCCGGCAAGCTGAAAGACCCGTATTCGCAACCACCAGCGCGTTTACTGTACTGACGCGATTTTCGGACATAAAAAAAACCACCTGGCGGTGGTTTTTTCTTACTTTGCCATCACGTACAAAATCGGCAAAATATCAGATTTATACGAAACATACGCGATTTAATTGACTTTTGCAATATCTCGTCGTGAAAAGGTCGCTTTTTGTTGCGCTCTTATTTTCACGGAGCAAATCAAGGATTCTCTATCGAGGCGCTTAAAAATATCGCACATCTCACGCCAGTAGTTCGCATAATTATGGCTCCAGTTATCAGGCTTAACTCCACACAGTCTGGCAAGCTCCTGTCTCTGGTAGACCTCACACCCGGTAACCCATCCTCTGACATCCTGTGCCGCCAGCCAGATCAACTTCTTCACACGCTCCAGCGTTTTCACTGCAATTTTTCTGGAGCCGGACTGAGTTTTAAATTCACTCCACCCCCACTGCGTTATCGCGATCTGATGCTCCCAGCAAATGTTTCCGCCATAACACCACAACAACCACGCCTTCTGATGTTCTTCCAGTTCCAGAACAGCACGCCGCCACGATGATGTTGCAAACTCAACAGGACTGACCAGCGCAATTGATGAGCCTTTCGCCAGTGATTGTTTACCCTGGATCGGGGGATTATCCCGCGTGATCATTTTTCCGGTTACCTCATCGCGGTAACGAATTTTTTTGCGTCTGTAACGCCCTGTATCGAACAGGGCATTTTCCTGCCAGGCTTCCAGCTGGCATTTTGTCGACCCACTGAGATCTGCAGTGGCAATCATGAGTTGCTCACGAACAAACTGTAAATACTGGTTATTCATGCACACCCACCTCTGTAATTCTTATCTCCAGCCGTCCACCAGATACTGGCTGGCCACGTACAATATTGATTTCATCAAACTGCTCATCGTCCATTAACAACCCCGCGTGCGTCAGCGCATCCAGTGGTGCTTTCAGAATATTGTCCAGGTCACGACGACGCTTATCCGGTGGCTCTGCAATAATTTTTATTGCCAGCCGTCCGGACAGGCTTAATTTCAGTCGCTGCTGGCGAACAATAAGCGCCACTGCCCGGCGATAACGCTCCCCGGCTTTTGATACAAAATATGTGCTGCCACGGCGTCGCCAGTAAGTGTTCACCGTCGGCGAGTAAGGCAAAACAAATTCTATGCGTTCGGTCATTTATGCTTTCCACTTCAGAACACCCGAATTTCTCGCGTGCATTAAAAAACGAATCAGCAACAACAACTGACTACCGTGTTTTTCTTCAAAATCTTTTACCCCGGCGTGTAGTTCGTTATGGCATTTACGACACAGCGGAATAACAAACAAATCGTCAGCCTTTGTTCCCATCCCTCCCAGTCCATGACCAATGATGTGATGCGGATCATCTGCCTGATTGCCACACGTCATGCATTTCTGCGTTTTTACCCAGCGCGTGTATACAGGCATCTCTTCCCGTTGTGGTTTCTGGCGCTGGAGATACTGAGCCGGAGATTCCGGATCAACGGCAATGCTGACCACCGTCTTTTCCTGTGGTGGGTTCTGTTGCTGGTGGGCGTGAGGCAGCGGCGCAAGATTTTTTGTGCGCTGTTTCAGTATGCTGGTGGCGGTCTGCTCTCCCGGTACGATGTCGCTTTCACGGTACATTGAGCGGATTTTTTCCGCACGCAACCCCAGCGAACGACGTAATACCGCTTCCGGTAGCGCGTCCGCCACCTGATTGCGGACCGCCCACCAGGATAATTCAGCCAGCGATAATTCCCGTTCCTGCGAGCCATTCATTGCATGGCGTATGACGTCAATCATCCATGCAGACAGGTTTTGGTGAGCAAGTTGCCCGAGTGATTCGGAGGTCTGGTCGCGCAGCTGGTTGTCGCAGTGCCAGCACAACACCATTGCGCCGGTACCATAACGGTGAATGACGGTTTCACTGTGGTGATAATCGCCGTGTGGCCACTGGCAGGATTTAACATGGCGCAGTAACCAGTCAGACAATGCGCCAGCGCCACCAGCAGCACGAATCACTCGTTCGTCGCTGAAAAATGGCAGTAATGATTTATCCTCCGCCAGCGGCTGGCGAACGGCAGGAACGACCCCGGACGACAGATTACGCATGCTTTTCGGTTCCGGCTCCACCAGTACCCGGGTATTGTGGAATACCGGCATGGATTCACGGCCCGGTTTTAGCACCACCAGCCCAAGTTCCGGTACCAGAACAGGTCGAAGTAATACCCGCACGTTACCTCCAGATGCGTTGCTGGAATGTGCGGGACGGACGCGGTGGCCGTTCGGAGTAAGGGAGCCTGACGGAGATTATCCAGTGACGATAATCGAGGCTGAGGGCTTTCTTAATCTCGTATCCGTGTCTGCGGTAGCACTGAATTAGCCACTCGGCCTGTTCTTCAGTGCATGGGGGATGCTGGTACCAGTCTGACTTAAATGCATGAGAATACCGCTCGTGCGTGTGGGCAAGAACGGTCGAATTATCATGATTGTAATATTTTGCGTTGCGTGCCATCGGTTTTCTCCGGTGGCACGGTGTTACTCAGCGGGAGTTCAGCCCCGCGCAAGATTGTAGATGAGTTTATTCTTCTGCAAAAGCAGAAAAGCCAGCTTTTATTCCGATCTCTTTCAATGCCTGTAATGAAGTGACAAACTCACCGTCGTGCAAGATAAATCCGTCCGTCACTCGGGCATCCACAAAATTAATTAACGCAGCCCCATTTTTTTGCAAACACACAATGCGGTAATGGCTAACAATATTTCCATTTTCAACGCACACAGCATAGAGGCCA